CCAATTGTAAATGTAGATCCAACCCCTGTATCAGATCCCACTCCAAAAACATCAAAGAAAAAGGATGTACCTACAGATGAAACGACCGCCTCTAACTGATAGAATATTGCAAGGCTTAGAAGAAGCTCTTGCTAATGTCAAATTTGATGAGCAAGTTGATACCTCAGAAAGCCCAGATGAAAAAACCAATAGTAAAAATAAAAAAACTAAAGCCGCTCCGGGTTCAAATGACGAAAGCAGCATGGTGAACTGGGAATTAGATTACACTCCAAAGAAACGAGACAGTAGTCAAAAGTATCCCAAGGAAAAAATGCCAGCACTGCCTACGGATGATATCAATTTAGGCTCAAAAAAATCTGGGGCTACAGAACAAGAAGAAGATAGTTATTTAGAGTCAAATGTAAAAAAGAAAAAGATTGAAGTGGTAGAAGCTGCGTGGCGAGCCAATAAATCAAAAGCTTCAGATGACCCAGAAGAAATTGTCCAAGAAAATATAGAAATGTCAAAAGCTTCCATTAAATCAATTGTAAAGCACGCAAACGCATTAATGATGGGGCTAAACGAAACCAATCAAACATGCTTATCTGAAGGCTGGGTTCAATCAAAAATTACAATTATAGAAGATTATTTAAAGTCTGTCCATGATTATGTAATGTATTATGAAGAAGAAGAAGACTAATGTCATATTTAAATTCTAATATACCTCCGATAGAATGCTATGTTAGGGGTGAATTCTTACAGAATCTTGAAGGTGGACATGGATTATATTATCCGTGTCTGCTTTTTGGATTTTCTAGCATCACAGGGAGAGTGCCTCTTTTCCATTCATTATTAGAAGATGGTGGAATTTTTTGGCGACTACCAATATCTGCATTTTGCCATAAAGAGGGAACTCCAATCATTGGATCAAATGAACAGGAATTCCTAGAAGAAATAGAGCTGTGGGATTCCTTTAGCTATTACCCTTCTGTTACAGTATTTGAAGTGTTAAAAAATAAAAGAATTAAATACGTTAGTAGAAAAAATGTGGAGTATTTTGGGCAGTACATGTTTACAATAGATTGGGCGAACGAAGAAAGTAACATAACTCCAATGGGTTTTAGCGAAGCTCCGGGCCAGCATAAATGCGGACACTTCATAAAACTCGACAACGGAAACTTTGCAATACAGCCAAACAACAGAATCAAAATACACGACCCATCATTTTGCACAAAGCCAGATGCACAAATCCCAAGAAAGATACATACAAACATATGGACATCTGAGGGGAACTGGAAGTGGGTATTCGAAGATAACGAGAATTACGATTATCATATAAATAACAGGGAGAACTCTTAAATGCAAAAAGATAGAAGAGAAGAGATTGTTGAAATGATAGAGGAGGCCATTGCTCTGCAATATGGCAAACCATCAAAAGACGATCCAAGAAAGACTCCTGCAAAGCCAAGCGAAAGAAAAGAAGGTTCCAAAAAAAATCCACCTGACTCTGCAAGCAAGCCAAATAATGATATTAAACAGGGAAAAGAAACAACTAATACTCTATCCTCAATGATGAAAGAGCATAACGCCAAAGTAGAAAAAAACAACAAAGGTTCTAAGGCTACAATGGGGCAATTGAAATCAGTTCAGAGAAGAGGCGAAGGGGCTTTCTCTACTAGCCATCATCCATCTATGGATAGAAGGGGCTGGGGAATAGCAAGGGTAAAAGCTTTCTTATATTTAATGTATAATGGAAGACCTTCAAATCCAAATTATGTACAAGATAATGATTTATTACCAAAAGATCACCCAAGATCATCAACAAAAAAGGATAAATAATGCCAATTCCAAGCAAAAGAAAAGACGAAGACTCCAAGGAATTTGTATCTAGGTGTATGAGCGATACAGAGATGAAAAAGGACTATAAGGATTCTCAGCAAAGAGTCGCTGTGTGCTTGCAAGAATCAAGAGCGACCGCTATGGAGGGTGCAGACCTCGCATACCAATTTGCAGATGCTAAATGGGATGATGAGTGGGATGAATTCACTTATGAGTTTACTCTCGCGGGTGGAGTATTCTACGAAGATGATAGAGATAAGACTCTTAATGGCCCAAGTGTAAACGCAGCAGATGATGGCAAAGGTAAGAAAGATCCAAAAGTCACTCTTAACAAGCCATTTCGCACACCAAAAGGCCCGAAGAAATTTTCGGTGTATGTTAAGAATGACAAGGGTAATGTTGTCAAAGTAAATTTTGGCGACCCCAACATGGAAATCAAACGAGATGACCCAGAAAGACGCAAGTCTTATCGCGCTCGTCATAACTGTGATAGCCCCGGTCCAAAGTGGAAAGCTAATTATTGGTCGTGTAAAATGTGGTCCAGCAACAATGTATCGGATATGACTTAATGACACTACTTGAAGTTTACAATCAAACCGGAAGAAAAAGTGATAAAGAACACTTTCATCATTATATATCAAATTTCTATTGTGAAAAATTAACATCAAGAAAAAATGATAATATAAAAATACTAGAAATTGGTATATTTGCTGGAGATTCTTTAAAACTATGGGAAGATTTTTTCCCAAATGCTGAAATATATGGACTAGATATAGTCGATCATTCTAAATATATACACTCAGATAGAGTTAAGAAATATATGATGAATGCATACGATGAATCAACACTATCTTTCTTTAAAAATAAAGGAGTTAAGTTTGATATCATTATAGACGATGGTCCACATAGTCTTGAGACACAAGATTATGCGTGCAAGAATTACAAGCAGTTCTTAAATGACGGTGGAATCTTTGTAGTGGAAGATATACAGCTATGTAATTTAGAAACTCTACAAAGAAATAATCCAGAGTTTACAACTTTAAATCTATTACACGTAGCTCAATGCTACATGGATAACATACTGATGTATATTGAAAAATGAAACATGTCTTAATTACAGGTGGAGCTGGGTTTATAGGATCAAACCTAGCTCACCACCTTAAAAACAAAAACTATAAAGTTACAATAGTTGATGATCTTAGCGGTGGAATATTTGAAAATATCCCAGACGGGGCGACATTTTACAAAGAATCCATTTGCAACGCGAAAAATTTGGCAAAGATATTCCAAACGGAAAAGTTTGATTATGTCTATCATTTAGCAGCATACGCAGCAGAAGGGCTAAGTCCTTTTATTAGGAACTATAACTACACAAATAATATAGTTGGTACGGCTAATGTGGTGAACGAATGTGTAAAGAATAAGGTTAATAAACTTATTTTTACGTCTAGTATTGCGGTTTATGGTTCTATAATTCCACCATATCTTGAAACGGACGAACTTCAGCCAGAAGACCCATATGGGATCGCAAAATACGCATGTGAGCTAGATATAGAACAGGCCCATAGAATGTTTGGGCTAAACTATACGATACTCAGGCCGCATAACGTGTACGGGCCAAAACAGAATTTAGCTGATAAATACAGAAATGTAGTGTCTATATTTCTTAGGGCTGCAATAAAAAATAAGCCGATAAATATTTTTGGAGATGGCAATCAAATAAGGTGCTGGACTTATATTGATGATTTAATTCCTCAGTTCGAACAATGCTTGGATGAAAAAATCTCTGGCGTTTACAATATAGGATCAAGTAATCCAAATACTGTAAACGACCTAGCGAAAATGGTGAAACAAATCTTTCCAAAGGTTAAAATTAAATATCAACCAGCTAGACAAGAAGTAGTTAACGCTCAAAGCAATCATCACAAAGCCATTAATGAATTTGGTGAGTGTAACACACTTCTAAAAGATGGGATAGATTCATTTCTTCAGTGGATAGATGATAACAAATATCTTTTAGATGTAAAAACTAAGAAGTTTAAAAATATAGAGATTGAAGAAGGATTACCGGATGTCTGGAAATAATAAATCTATAACTCCAATTATTGTTAATGGCATCGGCGACATAGATAAATCAATACAAGTTTTGGAACAGGCAATTTCAGTATTAAATAAAGCATTGGTCAAATGTAATGACCCATTTTTATTTTCTCCTGTCGAGTTTAATCATAAGACGATTCAACATAAAAAAATTGATTTTTTAAATTATCCGCAATACAATGATTTTATAGTTGGCTTGGGTAAAATATGGCAAGATGATTCATATGCACTTATATGTCAACACGATGGTTTCCCATTAAATCCTGAATGTTGGAAAGATGAATTCTTTGACTATGATTATATTGGCAGTCCTTGGGGAACCGATAGACCATATCATAAAAGAGTCGGCAATGGGGGTTTTTGCCTAAGATCTCCTTATTGCCTAAATGTAATATCAAACGTGGTCGTACATGATGGTTCGCCCGAAGATACAAGAATATGCGATAGATATGGTGATATACTTAGAGATGTGTACGGAATTAAATTCGCACCCGTGGAAGTAGCTATGCATTTTTCTTATGATACAGATATTGTGCCTGAAAGAAAATTCGGAATAGAAAAAACATTTGGATTTCATGGGTCTGGAAACGTAAAGAAAGTTAAGGAATTATATGGTATATGATTGTTTTCAATTCTTCAATGAATTTGACGCTCTAGAGATAAGATTAGAAGAACTGTATCCAATAGTTGATAAATTTGTATTATGTGAATCAACATTAACTCACAACGGAAAACCAAAAGAGTTAAGGTTTAAAAATAATAAAGATAGGTATGCAAAATACCTAGATAAAATTAATTATGTAATCTATGATAAATTCCCAGAGAAAATAGAGTATTGGACGCTTGAGAATGATCAGAGACGTTACATGATAAACGGCGTAGATATGAACACATTAAAAGATGATGACATTATCATGGTATCTGATGTGGACGAAATTCCCAAGAGATCATATTTGAAGCGATTAATAAATAATTTTGACTACGATCAAACTGTAACAATATGTCATAAATTATATTATGGGAAAATTGTATATCAAGTTATAGAACCATCTATGCATCAAAATTGGGGAGGCACTGTAGTTATTCCGGGTAAATTTTTCAAAACAATCCCAGATATGCAATATCATAGGAATCTAAAAGATAATTGGACTAGATTCACAAATACTGGAAGTTGGCACTTTTCATATATGGGAACTGCTCAGGATATCATAGATAAAGTAGCGTCATACGTTCATAACGAATGGGATAGAAAAGAAGTTCTTGATAATATTGCAGATAATGTAAATAATACCAAAGATCCACTTGGCAGACCTGAATTCCTACTAAAGAAAGTGCAGATTGATAATTCATATCCAGAAGCAATAAAAAATAATCTTGTAAAATTTAAGGATTTAATATGAACATAGTAAGACCTTTTATTGTGGATGGCGTTGGCAAATCCGTAGATTTAATTCCAATATTAGAACATGCTACAAAGGTATTAAATGCAGCAGGAGTCAAAACTATAAATCCAATTATATATTCTCCTGTTGAATTTAAACACCCCCTAGTTAAATATTTTAAAATCCCTAAGTTAAATTATAGGGATTACAATAATTTTGTAGTGCGATTGAACGAAGTTTGGGATGAAGATTGTTACGGATTATTGTGTCAGCATGATGGTTTTCCATTAAATCCAGAAAGATGGACAGACATCTTTTTTGACTACGATTATATTGGAGCGCCTTGGGGCGTGGGATTAGTTCACAATGGGCATTTAATGAAAAGTAGAGTTGGTAATGGAGGTTTTTCATTAAGATCTACAAATCTATTTAAGCAATGCGCCTATCTACCAGTTGATGGAGAGAATGAAGACTTTACAATATGCGAAATATATAAGTCACATTTAGAATCCAATGGAATTAAATTTGCACCAGTTGATATCGCTGCACAATTTTCATACGAAGTGCCATTGCCGGATTACGAAAATACTATATATAACAGCTTTGGTTTTCATGGGAAACAACCGAGAGAAGAAGTGAGACAACATTATGGTTTATGATTGCTTTCAATTTTTTAATGAGCTAGATACATTAGAAATAAGATTAGAAGAATTGTATCCAGCGGTAGACAAGTTTATCATATGCGAATCAACTAAAACTCATAGCGGCAAAAATAAACCGCTAAGATATATCGAGAATGCAGATAGATATAAAAAGTATGCTGATAAAATTAAGTACTTAGTTTTTAGTGATTGCCCACCAGACGCAACAAGCTGGCAATTAGAAAATAATCAGCGTAGATATATGATAAATGGATTAGTAGACGTTAATAACTATGATATGATCATGATATCTGATATTGATGAAATTCCACGTAGATCATTTATGCAATCATTTAAAGCTGAATACTTTAAAAATTTTAACAATATAAATAACCCCATAACGCTATGCTCTCAGTTATTCTATGATAAGCTAACTTATAAAGTTATCGAGCCAGAAGAGTTTCATAACTGGAGAGGAACTGTTGTTATCAACGGAAAAATATTAAAAGAGAATTCTGACCTGCATTGGTACAGGCACTTTAAAGACAGCTTTCCAAGTATTAAAAATACTGGATGGCATTTCTCCTACTTGGGCGATGAACAGCAAATTATTGAAAAGATTGAATCTTTCGCCCACACAGAAAGCGATACCGAAGAGATCAAAGCGACCATCAGAAAAAATATCGGCAAGTGTGTTGATTTATTTGACAGAGGCGAGTATAAATTAATAAAAGCAGAGATAGACGAGACTTTCCCTGAAGCTGTGAAAAATAATATTGAAAGGTACGCTCATATTTTATGATTACTAAATTTGGATGCGGTAACTATGGAATGGGAGACTTGTTGCTGCTAACATCAGTTTGTAAATTTTTCCCAAATAGATTCACGATTGAGATTCAAAAATCGGTATCTAGATTTTCTATATTTTTTGATAAAATTGCAGATATTGAATTTGTAGATGATATGCCTTATACTGAATTGGTAAGAAAAGGAAACTATCTACCAAGTTTAGGAAGGGGACATTATGCAACACGGCAACTTAGAAATTTCTTTGGAGAAAAAGCGACGCTGTTGGATAACAGACCGCTTGTTCTTTATACCGATATGGAATCAGAAATGTGGGTGAGTCATTATTTAAAAGATAAACCAAATCCAGTTATTATAGCACCCATGTGTTCTCCGAATGCTAAAGACATAAGAGGTATGAAAAAAGAACTGACTGAAGACTTAATCAATCAGCTTAAAACTTCAGGCTATACGCCAATATTGTGTCTATCATCAAAATATGAATATAACATTGAACATGAGAATGTACTAAGCGATTTATGTATAAAAAAATATATATGTTTAATGAGAAGAGTGGGCTTGTACTTTGGCTCTAACACTGGAGATTTTCACCTAGCCGTCTCTGTTGGTGCAATAGCAAACGTATTCCAGCCAAAATTTAACCCTAAAACATTCAACCCAGAAGAATGGTGCTATAATCACCCTTCAATAAAATATTACGATATATGAGGAAAATATGATATCAATAATTGTTGACGAAGGATATGCCTACGATTACTTAGCTATATTAGCGGTAAAAGGAAACAAACAACATCATGACACAACATATGAGCATATTGAATCTCAAATTGGAAGAGATCTACATAAAAAAATTACCGAGTCCAGAGAATTCCACGATCTTTATGACGCGAACGCACAAACATTCAACGCCGTAGAGTTGGCAAGATATTGGGAAATTTCTGCAAAAGAGGTTGACAGTTGCAACATGACAAGATATAATTGTAAAGTGGCGTTGCAGAATAAATTTTTCCCAGATAAGAAAGTTGTAGAAACAAAAACTTGAAGACGTTAACTATATCACTTTATAATAGATTGCAATATACTGAAAGATTATTCCAATATCTAGATGAATGCTATGGAATCCAAGATTACGAAATAAACATATGCTGTGAACCGGGGCATAAACCGATAGAAGACCTAGCTAGAAATTTTAGGCCCAGTCAAACTCACGTCACCGTAAATCCCCGTAGATATGGATGCAATACTAATATATTTCAGTGCCTTGCAATAGGATTTGCAAAAAACGATTATCATATTCACTTCGAAGATGATACAATTCCGGGGAAAGACTGTTTAAAATATTTTGAGTGGGCCAGAGAGACATACAAAGATGACCAGAGTATATTTACAGTATCTGCATATGTAAACTCAGACAATAAAACAGAACATTACTATCCTCCAAGTCAAAATATCGAACTGACAGAAAGACGATCTTGGTTTACTCCGTGGGGTTGGGCAACGTGGAAAGATCGTTTTAAAGATATGGAAAAGGTGTGGGATTTTGCTGGAGCTAGAGGGAGTTGGGATGCCACAGTTAATCATGTAGCCAGAAATGGACGAGGGGAAATATTCCCAGCAGTGTCGCGAGTTCAAAATATAGGCGCTGACTTAGGCACTCATGTTCCTAGCGCGGAATGGCATAAAAATAACCACTTAAATACATACTGGATTGAGTCTTTGCAAAAATATACAAATTTATTTAGGTAGCAGAATTACAAAAATATGGGTATAGTATTAGTGTAGATCAGTTCGACATAATAGCTGAAAAATAGGAGAGTACTTATGAAAAAAAATTATACAGATGCTATGAGTGAGTATACAGAAGCTGAAAAACCGGGCTTGTGGGAAAATATTCGCAAGAAAAAAGAGCGAGAAGGTAAAAATTATAAACCAGCTAAACCGGGCGATCCTGATCGTCCAGATCCTGAAGCGTTAAAAAAAGCCCAATCTTAACTTGACAAAACAATATTACCCCACTAGAAATAGTGGGGTTTTTCATAGGAGAAATAATGGTAGAGTTCTTATTACAGAATGAGGTATTTGTATTTGGTAGTAATACTGAAGGTAGGCATGGTGCAGGAGCAGCAAAAACCGCAATGGCTTGGGGTGCAGAATATGGAAAGAATAGTGGGCGTCAGGGGCAAACTTATGCTATAATAACTAAAGACTTAAGAACAGGTTTTATAGGATGGGACTTTATAAGAATCCAACTGGAAGTTCTTATGAAATACGCACAAAGAAATGACGATCTTGTCTTCTTATTAACTCCATTGGCAACAGGATTAGCCGGACAGACTATTGAAGATTTAGATAATGCTATTAAAAGCCTGTATTTTCCAGATAATATAATCAAACTATGGGAGAGTTATTAATGCTTTTACAAGCTCCAATTAACAGCTTGGGATATGGTGTTGCCGGATATAACATAGCTAAACAATTAGCTAAACAACTAGAAAATCCCTCTTGGACAAATCAAGAGTTGACAATATTTCCAATCGGTCAGCCTGAGCCAGAACTATATGAAGAATTAGCTCATCTCGACTGGAGAAACAAAGATGAAAACACAAAATGGTCTGACACATCTCTTAAAATTTGGCATCAGAACGGATTGCATGAGTCTGTAGGAAAGGGAAAGAAGATTGGCTTTCCTATTTTTGAACTTAACAAATTCACAGAAGAAGAAAAAAGAAGCATGAAAGGATGCCATCACCTTTTTGTGTGTTCCAAATGGGCAAAGGGTGTCATCGAAGAGGAGCTTGGCACAACTCCAACAGTTATCCCTTTGGGTGTAGACAGGTCAATATTTAATGAAAATAATAACTCTCACCGTCCTGCAACAATTTTCTTTAACTGTGGCAAGTGGGAAATTCGTAAAGGCCACGATGTTTTATTAAAATGTTTTGAGAAGGCGTTCAATCAAAATGACAATGTTGAACTTTGGTTACTATGTGAAAATCCATTTATTGAACAAATTAATAAGGAATGGATCAATTATTACAAAAATTCCAGATTAACCAATAAAATTCGAATACTACCCCGTCAAAAAACACAGCAACATGTGTATAATATAATGAGGCAAGTTGATTGCGGTGTGTTTCCTGTAAAAGCCGAAGGCTGGAATTTAGAATTATTAGAGCTTTTATCATGCGGGAAAAATATTATCACAACAAATTATTCAGGACATACTGAATTTACAAATGAAAAAAATGCACGACTAGTAGAAATCACAGAACTTGAACCAGCTCATGATGGAATTTGGTTTCATGGTCAGGGCAATTGGGCTAAAATTGGCGAAAAAGAAATTAACAGTTTTGCGGAAAAAATGAGATATGTTCATGCGTTAAAACAAGAAGGCGAATTAGGTTTAAATATTGCTGGTATTGAAACCGCAACGCACTTCTCTTGGCAAAATACAGCAAAGGAGATTTTGAATGGAATTTAATAGTCCAGAAGAACTTTTAGAACAGTACAACAATGGATTACAAGGAGCAGTATGTGATCCAGTAGATATGGCTAGGCTTATGGAAGAATTGCCAAATCCATTGTTTGGTAGTATTGGCGATCAATTATATGGTACAGGCAAAGGCGTTTTATCTTTACCATACAAAGCAATTCAATATTTCTTTCCTTCTTTTGGAGGAGATGAATCACAAACCACTGGTGACTGCGTTAGTCATGCAACACGCAACGCTGTAGACATCACTAGAGCCTATGAGATTCTCTATGGCAAAGAGAAAGAATCTTTTGTGGCTAGGGGTGCTACTGAACCAATCTACGGCTCTAGGGGCTTTAGTGGCCAAGGAATGCACTGTTCACAAGCTGCAAGATTCGTGAGTGTGACGGGTGGATTTTTACTCCGTCAAAAATACGAAAATCTTGGCATTGACTTATCCACGTACAATGCTAAAATAGGAGTGAACTGGGGCGGCAGAGGCGTACCAGAGCCAGTTGTCAAAGAATGTGCAGAGCATAAAATCACTACAGTAACAACTGTAAATAGCGTAGAACAAGCTAGAGACTTATTGGCCAACGGATATGCTTTATCTGTTTGCTCTAACTATGGATTCTCTTCTCGTAGAGATAAGAATGGAATAGCTGAACCTCAAGGTAGCTGGGCGCACGCAATGGCATTAATTGCATGTGATGACACTTATGAGAGATTTAATGAAATGCTATTCTTAGTTGGGAATAGCTGGGGACTTTGGAATAGTGGTCCTAAGTGGTATGAACAACCTGATGGAAGTTTCTGGGTTAGACAAAAAGTTGCTGAGGGTATGATCGGTGCTGGAGCAACATTTGCCTACACTAACTTCAATGGCTTTAAACGAAAGATGGATTGGACAAGAGTGAAGGAGATTTTCGCATGAATTTAAAAAGTGTAGTAGTTCTCGCTTTGGGCTTAATTGTAGGCTATACTTATAGTGAATACAATATTGCAGACAAACAAGCTCAAGTATATGGTTCTAGAGATATCGGATCAGACCTCAAAAAAGAAGTCGAGAGAGTCAATAGTATTTTAGATACTACAGAAAAGAAAAATATTAAAAAGGAAAATGTGCCAAAGCCAACTCCTCCAGCCCCTGAAATCGCATGTAAGTGCAATGGGACTGGCGAAATAGTTCAGGCAGATGGCAATAAACTCAAATGTCAATGCTCAAAAGACGGTGGCGTGTGCAAATGTAAGCCAAAAGAAGAGCCGCCAATTCAGACAACTCAACCCCAAGCACAACTCCAAGTACAACCCCAAGTGCAATATATTCAGGTGAACCCATGAGTGCAACAGAAGACTTAGCTAAAGAAATAGCCTCAAATATAGAGGATGGTGAAAACAATTACTCCTTTGATTTCGGTCTAATTATAATTATTGGATCAATCATCATTGGAGTGTTGCAACTGCTAATGAAATGCAACGTATTTGGAAGAAGTCTAGAAGACCGGGTTAAAAATCCCGGCCCATTAGATAAAATTCTACTACGTAAAGCTGTAAAAGATAAACTTCCAAAAGAGTATGCCCATTTAAGACCACAAGTGCAGGATCTTATCTTGGCAGAGTCAAAAAAAATAACATCAGAAAATTTTCAATCAATCGTTCAGGAGGCAAAAAATGCAAACTAAAATTCAAGCATTGTTACAATCTCGTAGATTCTGGGTCGCAGTAGCCGGAGTTGTAGCTGTAGCAACAGAAAGTTTAGGAGTTACTACTCTAAGCTCAGACCAAATTCAAAATATTGTCCTGCTTTGTGCAAGCTGGATTGTTGGTGATTCAGTTAGAAAGACTGAGGTGTCCCAATGAGTACAGGCCAAATGATTTTTTTAGGTCTTGGACTTGCTGTAATTCTATCATCATTTGACTTCTCTTCTCTTCTTAAAAGATTAGAGAAGAAGGCTAGTGAAATAGATATTCCAAATATTATTCCAACGCCAGCGCCATCACCGACTCCAGTAGAAACAAAAGACAATTTGGTTGAAATCGTTCAAAAATGGCAAGTGCTAAAAGATGCTTGTGAAGAGAACAGTCTAAGCGAAGCCGTTATTAAACTAGATGAAATTTTCCCAATGTTAATTAAAGTGGACAAATAATATGAACCCAAGACTATTTTTAGGAATAGGTTTGGTAATTATTGGATTCTTTTGGGATAGCATCTCAGTATCTAATATTAATAAACCAATTGTTCCATCTACAGATTACAATAAAATATTAGACTTGAAAAAGCCTACGGATAAATTAATTGAAGAATTAAAAGATGTAAAAACTATTGTTTCAGGACCAGATGAAGTTTTTGATAGAGAGTTAATTGCAATTTTCAATAATGAAATGGGCAAAAGATTACCAGCTTATGAAAATGTAAGCTCCATTGCTTTTGAGAATTTCTATATCGAATCTGCTAAATTAACTTTTAACAATAGAATTAGTAATAAATACAAACCACTTGGGGATAAAATGTATAAAATCATTCTATCTACTCTTGGAGAAAATGAAGCTATTATTACTAAAGAAGAACAAGTAGCTCTTTCAGATAAAATGCGTGCAATCGCTTGGATTTTACTGAATTAATATTGACTTTTCTAGATGGGTCTGGTATAATACGCTAGGCCCATTTTTACAGGAGAACGCATGAAAGCCCAATACGAAGCAATTGTAACATTGATACCAGTTTTTTCAGATAACAGATATGATCAAGCCAATCCGAACTATATAAAAATATTATTAAACGAAGACGAAGAAATATTAAGTAAATATATTGGCTATCTACATAAAGATATTAAGCATTGCTTATCTGAACTATTTAATGAATACATAAAAGTTGACTATGATTGGCCAGAAAAAACATTGGTAAACTGTAGAAAGAATAAGAAGACTATAGAGTTTACTTATTTAGTTACAATGCCATATATAACAGGATGCCAAAAAAATGGAAATATAGTTAACATAACAGAATTTCAAAAATTAGTATCGGATAAATATTATGTCGAATCAATCGCAGGAAACACTTCCAACTTCAGATGAATCATTCTCACCAACCTCTTTTATGATATTTTGTCTAGACGAAGAAGGCAGTGTTGCCTTTGAAGCGTCTTGGGGAGATACAATAGATGATGTCAAAAAATTTGCTGCACTAGCAAATAGCGTTACAAATGGTGACTTTAATAAAATGATCGAAGAACAATTAAAGTTGCAATCCAAAGACGAGCCTGATGGCAGAAAAAAATTCTCAGCTTTTAGCAAAATATATTCGGAGGCAAAATCTCCTTCTAATCTAGTTATAGACCCAACAAGAGTGGAGTTAAACTAATGAAAAAAATAATGTGGGAAAACTGGAATGAAAAAGAAATAGAGTTAGCTGATGGCATGGGAGCTTTTGATGATACGCAGGATGTCAATATGGATGTGGAGAATGAACTATTTCAAGCAAAAGAAGATATGGGATCTATGGGGGCATTTTTAACAGAATTAAAAGCCCCTATAATCTATACTCCTTTTGGGTCTGTGCCTTCAGAATCAGCTCTTAAGCCATCAGATAGATGGCAGTGCTGGCTAGGATATACCAATTTTGATCTTACTCATAAAGTTTCAGACAGAATGAAGATAGTAAGTGGCGTAGAAGCATTAAGAATAATGAGTAGATATACTTTTTGTATTGGTGTAGGAAAATTATTCAATTTCAGTAATGTCAGGAAGGAAATAGAAGATGTCGTGTGTAAATGAAAAACAATTTGAAGAAGCTATTAATAATGATTATTACAAGAAGATTATGTATAAAGTTTGTAGTGAAAATTTGAAGGGGACATGCACAAGAGACGAGATGAAATCCATAATGATGAGTACATTGTGGGGGTGCATACAAAAATTCGACAGCTCTAAGAAAGTAAAGTTTTCTTCTTATCTTTATCGTAGTATGCAAAATAACTCTCGAAGATTCTACAAGAAGAAGCACAAACAAAGCAAAGATAGTGAGTTTATTGATAATTTCCACAGTATTCTTAAAGTTGACACTCATGCTAGGGATGAAGCTCGCGATATTTTAATGTCAATAGCAGATTTGAACCCTGAATTACACAAAATCTTAATCCAAAAATTCTATTATGGAATGACAAATAAAGAGATTGGCGAGGCAAATGGCTATGGCAAAGAGGCAGCTAGAAAAAAATTAAAAAAAGCTCTAGAATTGTGTCGTGAAATTGTGTATAATTAAGTAGGAAAAGGAACGTATGCAGGGACAAATAGGAAAATTATATAATAATGATTGCTAACTTTTTTAAGGAGAACTGCTATGGTTCCAATTCAAACGGGTGGTGTTAACCCATATTTACTCAACACTGCTGGTGGATCATTCACAGCACAACGTCAAGGTGGCACGATTGTTGGTCTGTCTGCTGCAACAGCAAAGATCACCAAGGCTATCTCGGTAAAAGATATTAATGCTGGCGATATGACAATTTATCCATTGCCAAAATTGCTATCTGGCGCTAGAACGTATAACACAGCTAAAATCTTAAGCAGCGGCACATTTGCTTACAATGGCAATAGCGGCAGACTGCGCACCTATATCATGTCTAGACTTACAACAAGTCTTGCTGGTGGTGTTGCTAATACATTCCTGCAATTTATGGGCAATGTTGGTATTGCTCCTTCAATTGCGTATTATGTTCAAGATAATTATGTCAATCATACTAGCTCTATTAGAACTAACTTATTCAGCCGCACTGGATATGGTTCAACTGGCGCTGGATATGCTAGCAAAATTAAGAAAAGAACCACATGGAATACAACTCTTACAGCAACTGCTGGTTCTGACTTCGGATCTGTTGCTTCACAACCAACAAGAGCAATTCCGGGTCGCTTGGTATTCTTGACAAACTTTGTAAACTACCTTCCTGCTACAAGCTCAAACTTTTATAACTACAAGCCAATCACTGGTCGTTAATTTATATAAGTCGTGGGGTCGAGTTAAGGCTCGGCCCCATTTTTTTATGGAGGTGAGTTATGATGTCATGGCATGAAGTACTTCCTAATTTGGGCGAATTCATTAATAAAACCGGCTTTCCTGTTGGATTATGGTTGATAACTGGATTTGTACTTTATAAATTAGGCAAAAAGATTTTTGTAAAGATAGAACCAATAGTAGACGCCCACTTTGAATTAGTCACACAATTAAAAGATGCAACAGGCAGAACTGTAACTATTCTAGAAAAGCAAAACGATATACTTGTGCAAAATTTTACAATACACGCAGATATATTAAATGATCACACAATGAAATTGGATAATATCATGAAAATAAATATTGAAAGAAATGAAATCCTAGAAGAAACAAAAAAGGTATTACCTATGAACGGAATGATACCTAATACTGCTGGAGCATCCAATGGAATTAAAAGGTAAGGTCGTCGAAATTTTACTGAACGAGCTTGGATTTTCCAAAACAGACCTTGACAAAGTGAAGGTGATCTTGGATAATGTAAGTGTAAGAACGGTGGACGGCAAGACGTTCATCGACATCCGATTAAACAAGATTACAGTCGTATTAGAAAGTGACAAGAATGAGTATTAAAATTGGCAAAATCCACATCAAAGAAGAGATTGATTCTCTTACATTTTTTAAATTTAAGCAGAATAAAGTTCTATATTATGGTATTGCAATACAACTGCTGGACGAGAGAGAAGGCTATCTTGCTTTCTCTTTGTCCGATAAGTTAGATAAGCTGTTTACTGCGACCGATTATAATAATAAAACACTTAATGAACTTATCACTTCTGAGATTCAAGAGTTCTATTTTCTATCTTTTGAAGATGAAGATGCATCAACTTGTCAAATCGAATACGCAGCACCAATTGATAAGCAGGATGTTTTTAAGTTATATAAAATTCAGGATTAACACAAGAGGATATTATGAAAATCAATTTAGATAAGCTGAACAGCTTGCAAAAAGTAGCAATTCCAAACACAGAAAATTCCAAGCATCCAGAAGGATATTTTGGTTTCTTTGAAGCTAAACAAGGTTATAATAAACTTGTAGCTTACGGTCCACTCGACAAAGATATCAAACTTTCTTGGATTCACAAAGAGTATCTTACAAAATGAGAACCGACTGGGATCAATACTTCATGGCAATGGCCCATTTAGCCGCTGTGCGTTCACATGACGCTCAAACGCAAGTGGGCTGTGTTATTGTTAACGAAGACAATCATGTCGTTAGCATAGGATATAACGGCTTTCCAGCCGATACCAAAGATGAAAATCTGCCAATGATACGACCATATAAATACCCTTATATGATTCACGCAGAACAAAATGCCTTGGCCAATATGATCGTAAAAGAAAAAAACTTGCGAGCTTATATAACTGGGTATCCATGTTCTGTCTGTTCAAAAATCCTATGGCAGAACGGTATTAGAAAAATTATAGTAGATAAGCATGGAGTGATTTATTCCATGAGCGAAGATGATATTAAAATCATCAATTTCCTAATAGAAAATGGACTACAAATTAAAGAAATAGATTTTGGATATATAGTATTCAGTAATCTAAGTATCAAATTAAAAAACAAAAGGGCAAAAGAATAATGTCGATTAAAGCTTTACAGGATTACACGTTCTCTGCAAAATATGCCAGATATTTACCAGATAAAAAAAGACGAGAAACATACAAAGAAAGTGTTGACCGTGTTAGGAATATGATGCATAAACAATATGCAGATAAAAGCGAAGACTTGCACGCAGATATTGACTGGGCATATGATATGATGCTCAAGAAGAAGGGGTTGGGGTCGCAGAGAGCATTGCAATTCGGTGGAGATCCTATCTTTAAACATAACGCCCGTATGTTTAATTGTACAGTTTCTTTCATTGATCGAATTAGATTCTTTCAAGAGTGTATGTATATGTTATTGTGCGGATGTGGTGTTGGATTTTCTGTTCAAAAAAAGCATATCGAAAAACTGCCCAATTTATCGAAGGAAAGATCTGGTAAGGTAAAGTATACAGTACCAGATGAAATTGAAGGTTGGAGCGATGCAATCGGAGTGTTGCTCAGTTCATATTTTGAAGGCGAAACTGATTTTCCAGAATACAACGGAAAAGAAGTTCAGTTTAATTTTGACAAGATTAGAGCTAAGGGGACAAGAATTTCTGGAGGTGGAAAAGCTCCGGGAGCAGAACCGCTAAAAAAAGCTCTTGGCAATATTAAGAAAGTGCTAGACAATGCAGTTAATAGAGGAGATGGCAGACTTAAGTCAATCGAAGCATACGATATTGTTATGCACGCTGCCGATGCTGTTATTAGTGGTGGAGTGCGCCGTAGTGCTACCATTTGTCTCTTCTCGCCAGACGATAAAGAGATGGCTACAGCTAAAACTGGCAATTGGTTTACTGATAATCCTCAAAGGGGTCGGTCAAATAACTCAGCACTTCTTCTAAGGGGGAAAACAACCCCTGAACAATTTGCAGAGTTAATGCAATCGGTTAAGCAGTTTGGTGAGCCGGGTTTTGTATGGGCCGACGACGAAGACTTTATTGTTAATCCATGTGTTGAAATTGGAATGTATCCAGTAGATGTAGAAACTGGCAAGAGTGGATGGCAAGGTTGTAATCTCTCTACAGTTAACTGTGCTAAAGTTAATACAGAACAAGACTTTTATGACGCAGTAAAAGCAGTAACTATCATTGGCACTCTTCAGGCTGGATTTAATAGCTTTCCATATCTAGGTGAAACTAGCGAGAAGATTTTTGCTAGAGAGGCATTACTTGGAGTCTCAGGAACTGGCTGGCTGGAAAGGCCAGAAATCTGCTTGAATCCAGATATTCAACGAAAGGCAGCGGAGCTTGCAAAAGAAACCAACAAATCTATCGCCCAGAAGATTGGAATTAATCAAGCGGCGAGAGTCACCTGTGTCAAGCCTGAAGGCACTGCTAGTTGTATTCTTGGCACTGCCAGTGGTATTCATCCTCATCATGCTAAACGCTACATTCGTCGCGTACAGGCGAATAAGGTGGAGGCGTTGTACCAACAGTTCAACAAGATCAACCCCAGAGCGTGCGAAGAATCTGTTTGGTCGGCCAATAGAACCGATGACGTAATAGCCTTCTGCATTGAAGTTCCAGACGGTAGCAAAACAAAGAATAAGATTACAGCGATTGAGCTACTTAAGATTGTAAAGTCAACGCAGCAGAACTGGGTGCTTCCCGGAACTAATGTTGAGCTTTGCACTAAACCTTGGCTAACTCATAATGTGAGTAATACAATTAATGTTAAACCAGATGAATGGAATGAAGTAGAAGATTTTATCTATGCAAATAGAGAATTCTTTTGCGGCATTTCATTGCTTCCAGTTACTGGCGATAAAGATTATCCACAAGCCCCATTCACCGCTGTGTATTTACCTACAGAGATGATTTCTCATTATGGTGAAGGCGTGATGTTCGTAAGTGGGTTAATTGAGGTTGCTCTAACCTTATGGGAAGATAACTTGTGGGCAGCTTGCGATAGCATTTCTGGCCTTGGAAGCCCCATTAAAGGCAAGGCTAAGGTCGATTGGGTTGAAAGGTGCAAGAGATTTGCTGATAAATATTTTGAAGGCGATATCAAAGAACTTACATATTGCATGAAAGATGTTTATAACTTTAAACTCTGGACTGAACTAAAAAGGGAATATAAAGAAGTGGATTACACAGTTGTAGAAGAACAATATGACGATACCCAATTAGAGCAAGCTCTCGCGTGTTCTGGTGGAGCCTGTGAAATTACATGAGTTTACCAACAGTAATTAATTATAGCTTACACTCCTTAAAGGTACAGGACTCTCCTGTATCTGGAGTGCAAAGCTTGACTTTTGATGAAACAAAAAATGTGACATCAATATCAACTTGGGGTAATCCATTCGCAAGTACAAATCTACATAAAAAACCAAACGTAACAGTTAATTTTGTAAAGTTCATTGCAGATACATCGCAGTCACTAGTGCTTGACAGTGGCGTAAATAAAAACACGCGAACTAGACAACTTGGCAAACAAAGTGGCATACTTCCATACCAAGGCATTAATGTAAGCCCTATAGATATAGACATTACGATATCCCCAAATCCAACATCATCTTCAGACATGTCAACACCATCACCCACAGGAACTCCAGTGGGTATTAAATGTAGAGACATGGTGCTTAACGCTATAAGTTATAAATTTTCTACAGACGGTTATTTCACAGAAGAGTGTTCATTTGCTGGGCATTCATTAGAATCTGGTGTATTAAAAGTTGGTGATGCGGGGTATTATCAATATAATAAAAAATTAGAAGAGGGCAATTTTGTTCCTCATTCGGGGACTACAAAAAGAAGGCAAGACTTTTTCTTAGCCCAAGCTCCAAGAGAAGTCTCGACACTGCTGGCTAGTGGGGCTATACTTAGATCAGTTGACGTTTCTATTAATTTTGAATACGGCGAATACCCAACATATGGTGGTTTTTACACAGTTGCAAATAAGTATGTAAAATATCCTTTTGACATATCATGTTCGTTTGAAGTGCTTGACAGGGGTTATTTAAAATATAATAATAAAGCATGGGAAGGTTTACTTCCAGAAAGTGGCTATTTAAATATAGCAAATGCAGCCGATGGAAAGGTGAAAACTTTAAACACGGTATATCGTGAGCTAAACGACGAATCTATCCAACTGGGTATTAGTGGTGCGCTCACTATAGATCTTGGAGATAATAATTACTTAACAAGTTCAGATAGAAGTGGAGGTGAAGCGGGTCAATCCAGTTACACGGTCTATAAATTCACTTACAAGAACAGTAATAATACATTCACCATATCGTGAGAAAAACAATCATGTCAAAATACAGAGAACGTAAAGAAGCTCAAAAAGCAAGAACAACCGCTGTTAGCAACCCACATAGAAAAATTCTTCAACCTAAAAGTGTTAATCAAGAAAATTATATTATTTCTATGGTGGAAAATGACGTAACAGTATGTACGGGTCCAGCAGGATCTGGTAAATCATCAGTAGCGGTAGGATTGGCTTGTAGCTGGCTATTGGAAAATAAAATCGCAAAGATTATTATTACACGTCCAACAGTTGAAAATGGTAGAGGTCTCGGTTATCTTCCCGGCGATAAAGATGAAAAGATTCATCCATATCTTGTGCCAATTCTTGAAGAGATGGAACAATATATTGGAAAAATGCTTTTGACAAAATTTAGAGAAGCGGGTATAATAGAGATGTGTCCTCTTGAATATATGAGAGGGCGAAACTTCCACGATTGCTTTATGATTCTAGACGAAGCCCAGAATGCAACATATGAACAAATTAAAATGTTCTTAACAAGAATCGGAATGCATTCTCGCGCAGTAATTAATGGTGATGCGGATCAATCAGATCTTCCACAGTTCCTAAGAGGTGGACTAGAAGATGTTAGCGAAAGGTTATTTGGATTACAAGGAGTTGGCGTTTGTGAATTAGACGCAACAGATATTGTTCGTAATCCAATCATTGGTCGTATTTTAGAAAGGTTGAAATGAGAAAATTTTTAGCACCTATTGCTGTTGCTGCAATTTTATGTGGAAATTTGGCATTATGCGAATCCAAGATGGCAGAAGCAATGATAGAAACCAAAGAAATTAACGAAGATTATATTGAATTTTATGAATTTACAATAAGTCGCGAAGATTTAACAGATGAAACAAAAACAGCTTATAGAAATAGCTTAAGAACTTTCATGATAAATGCTAGCGAAGAAAATCTTAGGAATGATCCTGATTTATACGAAGGATTACAAGAGGATTAATAATGCCTTTATATCACTATAAGTGTTCCAATGGCTGTGGTGAGTACGAAACTTACCACAGCATTAAGGAGCCAATTCGGAAAACCTGTGAAATTTGTCACGCTGAAACTTTAGAGGTTGTTTTAGATGGCGCTCCTGTTATAATTAATAAGGAGATCAAGACCATCGGCCAATTAGCTGAAGCGAATGCCAAGAAAATGGGCCGACACAAACTTGAAGAAAAAATGGCTCAAGATGGTGTCAAAGAAAAGATAGAAAGTCAAGAGAAAATGAAACAGGCTAGAAAAATAGCTTCATTATCTCCAGAACAAAAGACTAAATATATTGAGACTGGAAAATTATGATAAATAGACCCAAAAGAAACATCGGTCCACATGTGGGCATTGTAAAATTAAATGTTTTTATCCATAGATTGCTGCCAGATGGCAGTATTGATCCAGAGCATATAGACTGCTCAGATGATTTCAAAGATAACAATATGACATCCCAAGGACAATTAACCGTAAAAGGATTTGACAGATGGGATTGTGTCCAAAAGGTTAAGCAATTATTAGAAGGGCTAAAAAATGGTAAATAAAGTAGCGTCAGAAGAAGAGTTAAAAAGTATTGGCATTGACTTTATTAGACAAAACTTAGTATTTTACTATGACAAAGCTGGAAACGCTTGCGGCGAAGAAAAAGCCGTCGCAAAAACGATACAAGTTGCCACAGAAGATGGAAAAAGCGCTAGTGTCACGTACCATGTAAAACATGGAAGAGGGCAGCTATTTGATCCATACGGAATGGACATGAATAAAACGAATGCATTCGATTTTCAGTTCAAGAAAGTAGATGAAGATATTTTCAATAGTTATACAAAATATTTAACTACACGCAGAGAATATTTTTTAACAACAGCAAGACGTGCATATATCAACAAAGGAAACTAATATGGCCAAAAAGAAAGTCTTACCATCAGATGTACCAAAGCAAAAACCATCTGACCACAATACAGACGAGCAAAATGAAAATACGCACACGCTGCCAAGTACATATCAAATGTTCGCCCGAAAGAAAGAGCGTGGGTTTACGGCAATGACAAAGGAAGCGTCTATGAGGTCTGATGAGACTGCAATAGATAGAAAAGGCCAAATGTCAGACAGGATTAAATCATGTATTCATAAAATTAGGGACGAAGAATGATTTGCACAGGATATAACGCTCATATATTATCTCTATTAGAGAAGCAAGAAATATTGTGGAAATGCATCTTAGATGACGGCACTCAAGTCTGGTCTGATTTTGATGCCCCAGATCAAAAAGATCCTTGGACAAGATTAAAGCTCTACTGTAATAATAATAACAAAGATATTGTAGAGGTAAAAGTTCTTTGTCCGGGGATGCCAGAAACATCAATCTATAAAGATGATAAAGGCTTAGACAATTTTTTAATTACAAGAGGCATCATACGTGATCTAAATGATGACGACAGTATGGTATTTAGATTTATGTGCTTTGGACAATTGAATGACAAAGGTACAATTGATGTTACTAAATTTTATTGGCCAGAATTTGAACTAAAAGAAGGTTCAGAAGTTAGGCTAATGACTCCTGAAAATGACGCGCTAATGTATAAACGTCATAAAATATGCGGAGATGATTGTACATGTCAAAGCAACGAACAGAATTAAGCAAATACAAGTCTCCGTCAACCGGAGACTTTTGCACTCCCGCACAGTATATTGCAGAGTTAGTATGCCAAAAACAAGCAAAGCATGAAAAAGCTGGGACTCTCCCCTATAAATTTTGGAATACTCCAAAGTGGAAAAAGACTTATATTCGTCAGGTGTCTTTAGCCAATAAACTAATTAAAGAATATGGTGAAGAGCCAGTAATAAAGTTTGCATCATCTAAAGCTGGATCAAACACTATTTCTTTGGGAGCTAGGAACGTAAGGTCAGACATAGAAAAAATCAAGTTTTTGCTTGACAATGCTCCAAAGCGTGATACAATAGAAGTAATCGAATCTGCAAAGGGTTCGTTCGCCCCAAGAAAAACATTTGGGTCGAAAACATTGATACAAAGACTAAAGGAAGTTGAAGATGACAGATAAAGAGTTTGTAAAAAAATACGGCGACTATCTAACAACTGGAGATAAAGTTCTTGAACAAAAGAAATCTTACAAAACGATATCAATTAGCCCTGCTATTGACTTGGCTCTCGGTGGTGGTATTAAGGAGGGTTCTTGGGTAATTCTATCGGGTCCACCAAAAGTTGGCAAGACAACCACAACAATGCAAATCATTGCTAATTGCCAAGCTTTAGGTCGCAAGATTATTTATCTTGACGTTGAGGGACGATTAAAAGAAATGAACTTTGAAATTCCCGGAATTGATCCATCATTAGTTCAAGTTATTAGATCTGGAGATGAGCCACTAGCAGCAGAAACTTTTCTAGATATTGCAAGGAAATTACTATTAGACAAGGAAAACGAAGGATGCGTGCTTGTTATTGATTCTATTTCATCCCTTATTCCTTCTCGCGATCTTGATGAAGACATTAGTGGAATGACGAGGCCGGGGTTGCCTAAGATTCTTTCTGACTTTGTGAAAAAGCTGGGTCAGGCAGTTCCAAATCAAAAATGTTTGGTGATTATGATTACACACATGATCACGAATACAAGTGGCTATGGTAAGTCAAAAATGGCCGATGGTGGCGTTAAGATCCAATTCCAAGCGGATACACGCATGGAGGTAAAGACGGTCTCTCCGTGGGAAGCAGCGGGGTCTTCCAAGGAGAATAAAAATGTCATTGGGTTAAAAGTGACATGGGATGTATTATGTTCTTCAATAGGATCGCCTTATAAAACGTGCGATAGCTGGATTAGATTTGGTCATGGAATTGATAAAGTGCAAGAGATTCTTATGATTGCAATTGACCTTGGATTAATTTCAGTGGCTGGGTCGTGGTATAATCTTGACTTTATTGAAAGCGAAAAGGTTAAATTACAGGGTCAGGAAAAGGTATATAATTATCTCACTGAACATCAAGAGCTGTATACATTACTAGAGTCTAAAGTCAAGGAAATGTTGTATTGAAAATTCTAGGTTTAGACGGCAAAGAACATTCTTGGATTCCAAGTAATAATATTGTTGACACTGAAAAAAGATCGGGACTACATAATAAAGCTCGACAACTTCTAAAAGAAAAATATCCCAACGAGAGGATTCTTGAAGAATTAGTATTGCCGGGAACTAGAACAGACAATAGAAAATCCACCCTCAAGGCGGATTTTTTTATTCCAGTTAGATCATTAATTGTAGAAGTTCATGGTCAGCAACACACAGAATATAACAACTTCTTCTTTGCGAATAAATTAGAGTTTTATAAGGCTCAAGCGAGAGATCGAGATAAAAAACAATGGTGCGAGATCAATCAATT